TTGGTTTATGCTTATGCTGCACTGCATCACTCGACAATGCGCGCGCACAGGTACACAGAAAAAGACTGGGAAAGGATAGAAATAAGATTGCAGAATCCAGTATCAAAAGTTATAGAAGTGAAACAAGAAACAACGTATAAGAATCAAGATATAAGTAAGGGAAACTTAAAGAATTCAACCTTGGCTCGCGGCAAATCATTAATGAGTAACTTACGAGGAAGAATGCATGGACGTAATCGATAGATTTAATGATTTGATGGTTGCGAATGGCGTTGATCCCAGTAGTGCAGGGAGGATTTCCGAATCAATTAGACGTGAATATTGCGGTGGTTTGATTTATGTGCCAAAGAAATCAGAAGCGCAAAAGCGGAAAATTGAGGAAGATATCAAAAACAATATCCCGCAAGACAAAATAGCAAAAAAATACAGCATATCAAAAATTACTGTTTACCGGATGATGCGAAAGATTAGGGATTCAAGGCTATGAGCTTTACGACGACGCAGCTAGAGGCAATCGAAACCGCAATAGCAAGTGGTGAGTTAAAGGTTGCTTATGATGGCCGTGAAGTTATTTATAGATCTATGGATGATTTAATTAAGGCCAGGAACACGATAAGCGCTGCTCTACAATCTGCTGGAACTGTGACAACGAAGCGCAAATACTCATACATCTCGCGCAGGATGGACTAATGGCTGTTATCGAAAACCTGAATGCGTATTTTGAGCAGAAGAACAAAGACACGCTCAAGCGCAAGTTAACCAAACGCGGTTACGATGGCGCGAACTCTGGACGGCGTACAAGCGGGTGGGTGACACCAAGCACATCAGCAAATTCCGAAATAACACCAGGATTATCTAAGCTACGTGATCGTTCGCGCGATCTTGTTCGCAACAATCCTTACGCGAATAAAGGGCTGAGGGTATTTGTTGCTAATGCGGTAGGCACCGGAATAATCCCAAGCATCAAAGATAAAAAAACTCAAAAGCTTTGGAAATCGTGGGTGAAAGAATGTGATGCTGACGGGCAGCTCAATTTTTACGGATTACAGCGGCTCATGGGTAGAACGATACCTGAATCCGGTGAATGCCTTATACGGTTCCGATATCGTAGGCCGGAAGATGGCTTGTCGGTGCCATTACAAATCCAGGTTTTAGAGCCAGATTATCTTGATACAAACAAAAATGAACTGCTAAAACCTGGCGGGTATATTCAAAACGGCATTGAATACGATCCAATCGGGAGGCGTGCGGCTTACTGGTTGTACAAAGAACATCCTGGCGAGAACAGTATTAAATTTCAGTCAATGCAATCATCGCGGGTAATAGCCGAAGATATTATCCATGTTTACGACAAACTCAGGCCTGGACAAGCGCGCGGTGTGCCTATTTTTGCTCCGGTTATGATCACAGCAAACGACCTTGACGAGTACGAAGAGGCAACGCTTGTAAGAAAAGCAGCAGAAGCGTGCATTACTGCCATCGTTGAATCGGATGACGAATCCAGGACATTGGGCGGCGAAACAATTGAAGCAGATACACAGCGAAGACTAGAAGAGCTTGCGCCAGGTATGATCGAATATTTAAGCATTGGCGAAAAGATCACCTTTAATAATCCGCCCGCTTCTACAGGCTACGGTGAGTATGTAAATACAAGATTGCACGCGATTGCTGCTGGCATAGGCATCACATATGAGCAAATGACCGGCGATCTTTCGCAGGTCAATTACTCATCAATACGCGCTGGCACCCTGGATTTTAGAAGAGAAGTGGAGCAATTCCAATGGCTGACATTTATACCGATGGTATGCGAGCGTATTTTTGATGTTTGGCTTAAAACCGCAGCATTATCTAATGCCGGTATTAAACCAGATCAAGAGATTGACTGGACAACTCCGAAATGGGACTGGGTAGATCCCCTGAAAGACATTAAAGGTGAAGAGCTAGAGATTGGCAACAACCTTAAATCGTGGTCTGAAGGCGCTCGGCAACGTGGATATAACCCACAAGACCTGATGAATGAGATTATTGCTGATCGTAAAATGTTTGCTGACGCTGGCATCCCCTATCCTTCAGACAAAGATTTACCAATAAACGATCAAGCAGCAAATTAATTTCAATTTTGCATGTATTTGAAATAGCAATTCAATTCTAATGAACGGAACTTATTATAGGTTCCGTTTATGTCCGAAGCACTCGTAACGCGAAACTTCCAGCTTACAGTACAAAAACGCGAAGCAGATCCAGAATCTGCTGCATCGCGTAATCTCGTTCTAGAGTTTCCTTTCTCCTCCGAAGATCCTTATCTTCGCTCAAATTTGTTTGATGAGCCGTGGGTGGAAATCCTTGGGCACAAGGAAAGCGAAGTCGACTTAACGCGCCTGAATGCTGGCGCTCCTGTTTTGCTCAATCATGGCCGAGATGCAACGGAAAATGCGCCCGTGCGCTCAATCGGAGTGACCAAGCGCGCATGGATTGAAAAAGGCCGGGGTTATGTTGAAGTAAAGATGTCGCGCAGGGAAGGGATGGGGCCGCTCTTGCAAGACATTGAAGACGGGATCATCGCTAATGTAAGCGTTGGCTATCAGATCAACGAGCGCACGCTTATCAAAGAAAACAAAGACTCTCCAAACGAATATAGAGTAACGAGCTGGCTGCCGCTCGAAGTTACCTTATGCGATATCCCGGCAGATGCAACAGTAGGAATCGGACGATCAATTAATCAGGAGGCCAAGGCCGTGGGAAAAGAAACGCAAGTAATCGAAAAGCAAGAGCCAGTTATTGAAGCGCAGCGAACAATCGAAACACAAAAAGTTGATATTGAAGCCATTAAATCAGAAGCGCTGGCAACGGAACGCAAACGCATCACTGAGATCAAGCAGATTTGCCGCTCAGTGTCGCTAGATGAAACATTGGCTGATGGCATGATTGAGCGTGGAATATCAGTTGATGATGCGCGCAAAGAAACGCTGGAAGCATTAGCGAAACGCACCGACAAGCCCGGGATATCCAGCCGTGCCGATATCGTAACAACTCGTGATGAAACAGAAACACGCCGTGAATTAATGTCTGAAGCCATTCTTTATCGTGCAAATCCGAAAAAAGGTTTGTCTGATGGCGCGAAACAATTCGCCGGGATGAACATGATTGATTTGTGCCGGGACATGCTCGGTAACGATGGTGTGAATGTTCGCGGAATGGATAGAATGCAGATAGCAACGCGAGCATTTATTGGAACATCGGATCTTACAAGCGTGCTTGCAAATGTAGCGAATAAATCTCTGCGACAAGCATATGAAGCCGCACCAAGAACTTTTACGACTTGGGCAAGACAATCAACCGCTCCTGATTTTAAATCGATATCACGCGCGAATTTGTCTGATGCACCGGCTTTAACTACAGTCAACGAAAACGGAGAATTCACCCGTGGCGTTGTGTCGGATGGTAAAGAAACATACCAGTTGGCAACAGTTGGAAAGATCGTTGGCATCACAAGACAAGCAATCATCAATGATGACCTGAGCGCATTTACCCGCATTCCGGCAAGTTTTGCGGTGTCGGCAGCTAATTACGAATCAGATACGGTTTATGCAATTCTGACCGCGAATGCTGCTTTAGCTGACGGTGTGACATTATTCCACGCAGCAAGCCATCTGAACTACACCAGCTCTGGAACTGTTATTTCAGTTGATTCGTTGTCTGTAGCTCGTAAATTAATACGCCGTCAGAAAACACCGAAAGCAGTTGTTATGAACTTGGCTCCGCGTTACCTGATCGTTCCGGCAGCATTGGAAACAGTAGCGTGGCAATATACCGCGCCGCCTGTTTTCCCAACCGCGCCAAGTTCCGCAAATCCATTTATGGGCGAGTTGGTAACTGTGGTAGAGGGTCGCTTGGATGATTCTAGCGCTACGGCTTGGTACTTAGCGGCAGATCCTAGCCAAGTTGATACCGTAGAGTATTGCTACCTCGAAGGTCAGAACGGCGTTTACATCGAAACCAGAAACGGCTTTGATGTGGATGGTATGGAAATAAAAGCACGCTTGGACTTCGCGGCAAAAGCCATTGATTACCGTGGCCTCTACAAAAACGTTGGGGCATAGTAAAGAGCAAATAGAGGCAGGGTAACGCTGTGAAGCCGTGACCCTGCAATTACAAACCTAACGCCGCGAGGCGCAGGAGAGAAATAAATGATTACATATCTACAACCAGGCGAAACCCTGTCATTAGCACCAGGCGCGGCGGTTGCGTCTGGTATCGGTTATCTGTTCGGCACAGCACTATTTGGCGTGGCTAAAGAAGATGTTGCAAGTGGAGTGGCCGGGCCATTTTTAACCGAAGGAATCGTAACCATTGGCAAAACAAGCGCCCTGGCTATTACCGCCGGTGACGTGCTGTACTGGGATGCTACCAACAAGGTGGTGAACAAAACCACATCTTCACAACGGGCCGTGGGGATAGCCATAGCTGATGCTGCTAACCCAAGCTCTACCGTGTCTATGCGGATCGGTGTTAATACTCTTGTAGGCACATAATAATGACAACTCCATTCGCATCGCTGCAATCAAGAGTCACCGTATCGATTGCTGAGAAATTGGCCAACGAGACAATGACTATCAATGCGGCTGCTGTGGATGGGATCTTAACAAGTGAGTATGTAACTGTTGAGTTTGTTGAGTCTAAAAAGCCGGTTTTTTTGTGCAAAAGCTCTGATGTTGTCGGAGTTGCCCACGGTGATGATGTTGTGGCATCGGATAGCACGGCATACAAGGTTAGAGGCATACAGCCGGACGGAACCGGCATAACTAAATTGATTTTAGAACGGCAATGACAGGTCACGTAAGAAAGCAGCTTCGTGATCAAGTGGCAGTTTTGGTAACGGGGATTACTACATACGCTGTAAACGTATACAAAAACCGCAGATACCCGGTCGACTCATCAGAATTGCCGTGCTTGATCGTGCAAACTGGTGAAGAAGAAATTGAGATATTGACTATTGATTACCCGGCGCAGCAACTGCGGCAAGAGCAATTAATTATCAGTGTGATTGCAGAAACAACGGTTGGTATGGACGATATGCTTGATGAGATTTGCAAAGATATTGAGATTGCCTTGGCTGGTAATGTGTCGATTGCCAAGAGTTTCAAACTTGATAGCACGTCAGGGATCGAGCCGAATGTCGTTGGTGAAAAGCCGGTCGGCGTGGTTGATATGAGATTCATGGCTGAAATTTACACGCTAGAAAACGCACCTTTTACAGCTTTATAGAAGCAAACAGGCCGGGCTAACGCTGTGAAGCGCTGACCGGATATTACAAACATAACGCCTTGGTGGCGCTGGAGAAATAAAGATGGCTCTAATTCTACGTAACGCGGTTGTCCAAATTCAAACAGCTTTAGCTGCTGCAAAAACAATCACTGGGATTTCTAAAGTGTCAGAGGCTGTTGTTACTGCTACCCACGATTTTTCTGTTGGTGATTACATCCTGATAGAGGCGGTTGGTGGCATGACTCAGATAAATAACCGAGTTGTCCGGGTTAAAACTGTCAGCACCACTGTTTCGTTCGTCGCTGAGGGTGTGGCATCAACTGATTGGACTACATACACGTCAGGCGGAACGGCTAAAAAGATTACTTTTGGCGCTTCGTTCGACAATATTACTCAGCTAGATTTGCCAGATGGCGCGCCTGATGAGGTTGACGTGACTACTATTCACGACGACGAAAAACAAATTGAATTTGGACATCAGTCAGCACAGAAAGGCACTTTGGCACTGATTGCCAACCCACTCGCAACCGCAGTTGTTGAGGTTCAAACGGCTTCTACTGCTTTGGCTAGACGCGCATTCCTTGTGACTTTGGCGTCCGGTCAGAAAGCTTTATTTAACGCGTACTGTGCAGGTGGCTCTGGTTTCTCTGGCGGTGTAGGTGCTGCTGGAACCGGGCAAATATCGCTGACTTTGCGTAACAAACCTCAGTGGTTCGCTTCATAATGAGTAGCGTAGCAGAACGGCTCAAGAAAGAGCGGCGCACTGAAATAAAAATCGGTGAAATTACTTTCTCTGGCTCGCGGCTCACGCCTGAGCAATACAGCAGGTATTCAGCGCAGCAACTAACCGATGCTGACGTTTGCCGGGTGCATATAGACGGGGTCGAAGGTGCGAAAGAATCTGACGTAATCGAAGGCGGAGCAAAAACACCTTGGAAGTATAACAGGGAAGATTTTAGCGAGGCCATCGGTGAAAAGCCGGAATGGTACAAGCCGCTAGTCGAAGCTTTAATCAAAGATGCAAAAGAAAAACTTCTAAGGAAGGCTGAAAACGAAAAAAACTAAATGACTGGCTCGACTATCAGCAAATTAAGGATTTAGTTGGTGGCGGGTCAGTAGATTTAAGCAGCGACAACGAAAAAGCGGTAATGGGATGGAATTTAACAGGAAGAAAATTAGATTTTAGCCAGATTCATGATGTAGCGGAATACCTGCAAGTTGCGGACATAGAACTATTTATAGATAGCCTGGTAATTCTTAAAAAGTACAACGATGACCACAACAACGCAAATCAACATAACGGCTAAAGATAATACGGCAGGGGCTTTTTCCTCTGCCAGTAACAATCTTTCTGAGCTTGCATCAAGCGCACTTAAAACCACAGCAGGATTGGCCGGTATTGGCTTATCTATCGCTGGCGCAGTCGATGCCATCAAGGGCATTTCTCAAGCAACAATTCAGCTCCAGAAATTCAACAGCACGCTACTGGTCGGCACTGGATCGGCACAAGGCGCTGCTGATGCGCTTACTTTTGTTAGATCGGAATCCCAAAGACTTGGGCTTGACCTTGCGACCGCTGCCGAGCAATTCGGAAAACTAACGGCTGCATCAAAGGGATCTGCGCTAGAAGGGAAGGCAACGCGGGATATATTTTCTTCGATGTCGGAGGCGGCGGCCGTTCTTGGTTTATCCGCAGATGAAACGCGCGGAGCTTTAAACGCATTTCAGCAAATGATAAGCAAGGGTAAAGTTCAGGCTGAGGAATTGCGCGGACAATTGGGTGAGCGCTTGCCTGGTGCTTTCCAGATTGCTGCTCGTGCCATGGGTGTAACCACTGCTGAACTAGATAAATTGTTAGTAGCTGGAAAAGTCACGGCGGAGGATTTGCTCCCTAAACTGGCTGTTGAATTAAACAAAACTTTTGGTTCTCAGGCTGAGAAATCTGCTCAAGGGTTATCTGGGCAAATGAACCGGATGAACACTGCCATTTTTGATCTAAAAATAGCTATCGGCGAATCTGGTTTAATCAACTTTTTATCCAGCGGCATTGAACTCGCAACAAAGCTTGCAAATGCTCTAACGTCGGCATTCGGTGGCGGCCAAAAACTTTCTCCGATTGAAAAGCAAGTATCTCTAATTCAAACTCTCGAAAAAGAACTTGAGTCGCTCAACAATTTAACGCATATTCCGCTTATTGGCGATCTGCTCTTTGATAAAAAGCAAGCTGATTTATTAAAATCACGCATTGAGTTTGCAACAGAAGATTTAGCAAAACTGAAGGCTAGTCTATCTGCCGAAAAGGGCGAAACGGTAATAGGCCAAGCGACCAAAGATACTGAGAAACTAGCTGTTGTAACCAAGAAAACTATATCTGATGCTGAACGGTTTTTATCTGCTCTTAAGAAAGAGGCGCAAAACGCCGGATTGACTGCCGTTGAAATGAAGCGACTAGAAGCTGCTCATCTTGGAGTGTCAAAAACGGCAGATCCATTGATCAGCAGGATTGAGCAAGTAACGCAAGAAATGGAAGAGCAGAAAGCCGCTGCGTCGAGTTTGGCATCTGATCTTAATAAAATTAAATCGATTACAGAATCAGTAAAAACGGAAGAAGAAAAACTCAATGATACCCAAGCAGAACTTAATCGTCTGCTTGGATCTGGGTTACCGATCGAAACGTATAACCGTGCTATGCAAAAAGCGCAGAGTGAGACTAAGGGATTAGAAAAGCAAACTATATCCACAACCGACGAAGTTAGTCAGTTGTGGATGCAAGCAGGGAGAAACATTCAAAGCACTTTGGCAAACAGCATATTCAATTTCTTCGATGACGGATTGAAGGGGATGCTGAAGAATGTGGTTTCTACTGTTGGACGGATTGCGTCAGAGTTTGCGGCGTTGAAATTGGCTCAAAGCATTGGGCTGGCTGGTATGTTCAGTGCTGGATCTGCGGCTGCTGGCGGCATTGGGGGTACTGGATCATCAAATATACTTGGCAGTATTGCAGGATTAGGGTCAAACGTTCTTAGCGCGGCAAAAGGCGGATTTGGATTAAGCAGCTTATTAAGTGGCGGCACATCAGGAATATTTAGCAATGCCGGTGGCGCAGGTACGGCGTTTATAGGAGGCGCAGGAACAGCTTTGGGCGGATCAGGTATGGGCGGCTTTGCTTCTATGGGATCGTCTCTTGGCGCTGCGGCTGGGCCAATAATGGCGGCGTTCGCAGTTGACGCTATCGGGCGCGCATTGGCTGGGGATAAAAAGCTGGGCGGCGCTGAGTACATACCAGTATTGGGCGGGTTTTTGGCTGCGATGTTTGGACGCGGCCCGATGAAATTCCGTCAGCAATCATTGCAGGGCGATATCAGTTCAAGCGGGTTTGATGGTGATATAACAAATGTCTTCCGGGCAAAAGGAGGCTTGTTTGTTGGCAACAAACATAAGTCTGTTACTGAGCAATTAAGTGATGATCAGCAGAAATTATTTGATCAAACCATAAAAGGTTTTTTTGAGTCGACACACAACTTCGCCGAAAACTTAGGATTAAGCACTGAACTTGTAGACAACTACACGCAACAAATCCAGATTAAATCAGAAAAAGGCAAGAAGCTAACCGAAGAAGCTATTACTGAAATGATCCAGGGTATCGGGGATGGCCTAGCAAAGACGGCGCTGCCATCACTTGATGAGTTCAGGAAATCCGGTGAAACCTCTTTTACTACGCTATCAAGATTAAGTGCTGAATTTGATGCGCTAGATAGCGGCGCTGTGAATTTAGGATACTCAGTTGCGTATGCCAATGACTTGATTAAGAGCATGAGCATTTCTGCTAGGTCAGCTTTTGTTGATATGGCAGGAGGAATAGAAAATCTAGGATCATTAACCACATACTTTGCAGACAACTACCTTTCTCAGGCGGAAAGAATAACGCCTGTTATTACAAATTTAACAGAGGCTGCCAAAGACCTTGGTTTTGCTTATACAACCGATGTTACGAGAGAGCAAGTAAAAGCGCTTATCCAATCTCAGAATATCAGTGCTGAGGCAAGAATAGGGCTGCTTAAATTGCTTCCTACGTTTGATTTGGTTAAAAATACACTGGATTCAATTTACGGAAATGGAAATAAAGCGGCAGACTCTTTGAATGATTTTGCATCGAATCTGCAAAGTATAAAGAGCGATCTTGCGTCAACTTATCAAAACGAACGTAATGGTATTGAATCGACTATATCCAAATTTAAAGACTTGGCTGGCCAATTACGCGGATTCAGTGACAGCCTTTCTCTCGGGACACTGTCGCCATTAACACCAGCGCAAAAACTTGATGAGTCGCGAAATCAGTTCAATCAGGTAAGGACAGCCGCGTTAAGTGGTGATCAAGACGCACTAGCGCAATTGCCAACGGTTGCTCAATCATTTCTGCAAGCAAGTCAAACATACAACGCGTCTGGCGCGGCGTATTTGTCTGATTTCAACATGGTGCAAAGTACCTTGCAGGACGCGGAAGGTGCCGCATTATCACAGATTGATATTGCAACAAGCCAATTGTCAGCGCTTGATGATAGCGTAAAGTATCTAATTGATATCAAAGACGG